CGCCATTTGCAAATTCATCTCTTTTAAATTGGCTGTATGCAATATGCTCTAACATTTCTGTTCTATCAAACCCATATTGTTTCTGCCAATGTTGTACTGCACTTTGACCTAGTACTTCAATTGGCTTGCCTAAACATAATGCTTCAACTACTGCCATACTATGATATGTAATTACCTTTTTAGCCCTTAACATCATAGGAAGTATTTCTTGAAAGCGTTGTCTACGCTTGCCTTCTTTTTCTCTTATAATTAATTTTTCTGGAAGACTATCATAATGTTTGATTGTATCTCTTCTCCAAGTATCATAATCTTGTCCTAAATATTTAAATATATTACTATCGTTAGGCATGACTAAAAGATTGTATTCACCTTCGTTATTCCAAGGTTGCCACAAACTTTCATCTATTTCAAGTTTCCATGCACGACTTTTACCTGGGATAGGTCGTACAGTTGTATTCTGTAAAGAGTTATAACTTATTCTATAATATTCAGGAGTTTTGTGTTTGTGATTACCAATGTATCCATTATCTAAATGAAAGAAATTTATACTAGGATCTTTACTAATAGCCTCAAATACCCAATCATCAAATGGGTGGCTAAATGCTAAGTATCTATCTTTTTCAATTTCTTCTGGATGTTCTATTGTTTTTACATCACAATGTTTATAAAGATACGAAAACAGTTGTCCACGTAATTCTTTAGAACGTTTTGGAATTTGAAATTTATACTGATGCATCTTCCATACCCGCAACCCTTAGCTTAACAACGTTTGTTATCTGCCACTGTTTTTGATCAAGTCCTTTTAATAAACCTAACCATTTATTACGAAGTAATGCAAACTCATTAATAATCTTTTCATAATCAACTACGTCTGCTTCGCCGTCAACATATTTTTCAACGTCTCTACTACTTAATGCACGTTGATAATTTTCAAGATATTTTTTAAAAAATGAACTACGCATTCTACGTAGTTCAATATTTAGGTAATTTAGAATAGCTTCAATTTCCTGAAGTTGGTTAAAACGTTGTTCAACGATGCCGGGCATTTCTGCCGCGGCACGTTCAACATTACCTTTTAGTCTTACTTCACTTCGGGCTTCAATAAGCTCGTCTTCAAAGAACTTAATTGCTCCTGGGATCTTATTAATATCTCTAGCTACTTCAGAGTAATATCCCATTTAATCTTCCCAATCATCAGCATCATCATCTACATCTTCTTCAAGATCTAAATAATAATTAATGGCTTGGTCCAATATGTCACAACTTCCTAATGCGTCTCTAAAACATTGATCATCAGCACCATAATCGGCACATGTATCTACAAATGTTTCAGCTGTTGACTCGATAGTTTTTTTATCTATACTATCTTTAAACGTACTCCACATATCAACTACAAGACTACTATCCATATACTTTACTCCTGTTCTAGTTCTACTGCTTCTGTAATGACCTCGTCGGTCATTTCATCATCGGTATTTACCACAGGTGCAGTTTTCTCGTTGTATTCTGACATAACCATATCAAGTTTAGGGCCTAACCATTGCTTGCGATAGTCAAGATGTTCTTCACCATTTAGATCAATGTACTTGAGTCGATTGCCTTGCTTAACTAACAAGTTCTTCTTCTCAAACAATTCAACTAGACCACTGTACGGATTCATACCAGTCTCATAAGGAATCTTCACTTGCACACCTTCGAAAGGTTTTGCATATCGAGTCTTCATTACTTTACAACCAGCACGTATTCCCATAACTTCTGAGATCTTGTTGCCGTCTAGATCTTCTTTTAACTTCATCTTCTTCATTGCAACAACAATACTTGATGCATAGATAAAGCCTGCGCCGCCACTAATTTTATCATCTGGGTCAAACATATCTTGCGATGCATATGTGTGGTTAGTACATACTAGTCCAACGTTTAATGAGCCAATCATGTTAACTGTGTTACGAACAAGTGAAGTCAATGCCTTAGGCTTACGACCCATATCACCTTTCATATCACCCTTGTTAAACTGATCAACATCAGTAGGTGTTAGTAACATACCCAATGAGTCAACTACAAACAATACCTTAGGACGGTCTTCTTCGTCCATTGCACGATAGTCGTTAACAAATGTTGAGATAGTTTTTGCCACATCGTCGATCATACTCATATTGAGTTTGAGTAACTTTTCTGGGCTTGTGTCTACTTGCAATGCCTGCAACCAGCTCTCGTCAAGTGCATTCTCTGTGTCAATTAGTACTACAAAGATGTCTTGATCCTGTGCGTGTTTTACAATGTTGCCAGCGCAGAAATAACTCTTACCTGCTCCTGATTCACCTGCAAACACAGTAACCTTACCTAGTGGAACACCTTTATGAAAGTCTCCTGAGATAAGATAGTTTAGTGCATATGATCCTGTACTGATCCAATCAGTAGGATCGTTAAATCCTGTACTCATGCCTGAGATACTTTTAGTCAAGTCCTTACGGAACTTGCTTACGTCGAATGACTTAGCCATGTTTTCTCCTAAAAAGTCAAAGTAGTGTAGGGGATTTCTCCCCTACATGGTGTACCTAATTTTAGGCTTGTCTGGCGCGAATCATTGCAAGTATATCACTTGCATCGCCGCTTGGTGCCGCTGCCGCTGGTGCCGCTTCTGCAACTGGTGCCGCAAAAGATGCTTCAGCTGTTGCTACGTCTGCCGCAAAAGGTGCCGCTACTGCTTCTACTACTGGAGTTGCAACTGGTGCATCCGCAGTTCTCGAAGTTGCTGTGCCGCCTGCACTTGCGATATTTGGATCGCCTGTACGTGACTGCATACCTGCTGGACGGAAGTATTGTGACCAACGATCTGCATCATATGGTTGATTGTCAACTGATGCTTCAAACATTTCTTGCATAATCTTTACTGCAATTGCGTCTGGCTTCTTTGGAAGGAAGTCACCTAGGTTATATAACCCGTGTGTATCAATACCTTGCATTTCTGCATCACCTAATGGACGATCTCGACGTGCCCAATTTGATGTGCTGTAATCTGCATAACCACCTTTACTAGTTTTGTTAAGACGGAAGTCTACGCCACCTGTGTAGTCTGTTGGCAACTCTTCCATATCAGGATCCATAAGAGCCTGTTTAATGATTTGAAAGATTTGTGGTCCAATAATAAAGCGTCTGATTGGATTCTCTGGTGTAGAGTCTTCTTGTAACGGATTATCTGTTACGAAGCCTTGGAATACGTATGAACGCTTCTTCCAGTACTTACGGCCCATGTCTTCAAGACTTGCGTCTTTAAACCAACCACGTACTTCGCTTAGGATGTTACATGAATCGCCATACATTTCCATACAAGGTACTTGTACTTGTACAGGCTTGCTGTTAGGCTCGCCCTTAATTCCAGAGAAAGGTAACTTAATCATAAGTCTCTCTGTCCAGAAAAATGTGTTGGATTCGTCTCGATCTGGAAGGAATCGGATAGTTGCGCTTTGACCTTCTGCAATATTCCAAAAAGGATAAATTGCATTGTCTCCGCCAGTGCGTTGTCCGCCTCCAGTTTTAACTTCTTGTTCTTTAAGTTTAGCTCGTATTTCTGCTAATGATGCCATAGTTAATGCCTCCTAATAGTGCCTATGTTTGTTCTAGTGTGTAGCTACATTGCTACAGTGCCTTTAATGTTACAGCACAGTTATTATTATATAACAGATACTGAACAATGTCAAGTCTTTTTTAAAGAAAAAGAAATAAAACTTATAAGTGGGTTAGCGTAGTCCTGCTAACTCACGAATTCTATCCATATTTTGTGATTCTTCGCCAAGTAATCCTAGAGAATCTAGCTTATCGTGTACCCATTCGTACGGGTCGCCATCTCTAGCTTTTTGTGTACCATATGGCATATCACCCGAATCGGCAAAGTATGCATATAAATCATCGTATAAGTCGTCGTGGTCCATAATATCAGCACCTTGTTTTAGTGCCGCTGCCGCTTTAGGATGCTTGGCAAGAATAGCTTGAACTTCATCTGCTTCCATGCCTGACCCTTCAGTTTCCATTTGCTGTGGTTGTGTTTGCATTTGATGTTGTTCTACAGTTGCTTGCAACCGATCAATAAACTTTTTAGCAGGAGTAATATACTGTTCGCCATAGTCCTTTTCGATCATAGTAAGTATTGCTGTTTCGCCTTTTGGAAATTCGCCTGCTTCTCTGTCGTAGTAACTAACGATAAACTCACCTAATGGAGTCTTTTGCTCTTTAGGTGCAGGTGCGCCTTCTTTGCCCATTGCTGGATCATCGTC